AAAAGGTATATTTGTGCATGCAATCTACACCTCATACGATTCATTAATACAACGTGCACGAAATAGTCTATTCCGCCTTGCTTTGCAAGGTGGATATGACGATCTATTTTTTATTGATTCGGACTGTGAATGGGAACCAGAATGGTTCTTTAACCTGTTGGATCGACCAGAACCAATTGTAGGTGGGGCACTAATCAAAAAATCCGAAAAAGAAGGCTATACCGTAAAGCTAACAGACAAGCAATTAAAGTATTCCCAAGACAAAAAACTAATAGAGGTTGACGGTGTAGGCACAGGCTTCATGAAAGTATCTAGATTTGCATTAGAAAAATTATGGGATATGTCCGATCCATACACATCTGAAGGTGAAGAACACAGGATGATATGTGATATTAAAGTTGAAAACGGAGATTTGATATCCGAGGACTATGTAATAGCAAACAAGTGGAAATCACTAGGCTACAAAATATGGCTAGATCCAACAATTACACTCAACCATATAGGTATTAAAAAATATACCGGTGATTTTGCTAAATTCATTAAAAATATAGGATATGAATGATAAACCAATGGGCGGAACAGAGTTGATGTATGAGGAGTTAATGAAACGATTACCTCAAGAATACAAAGATAAATTCTCTATATTTACATATCCAGCAAATGCAGATGATACTAAATACTCTATATATTGGAACCATTTATCATACGATCAACCTTCAGTTCAATTCCTATCTGAACCGACCAATGTAGATAAAATCAACAATTTTGTGTTTATATCACATTGGCAATCCGAGCAGTTCCGTAAGGTATATAACGTCCCGGGCTACAAAACCCAAGTAATAAAAAATGCATGTTTTGACGTAGAACAACGAAAAACTGGCCCTAGAGAAAAAGTAAAAATATGCTATACCTCTACACCTTGGAGAGGATTAGATGTGCTATTGCATGCGTGGGAATTAGCAAATACTACAGATTGTGAACTACACGTATTTTCTAGTACAAAAATATACGGTAAAGATTTTGCAATCAACAACGAAAACTATTATCAAGAATTGTACGACAAATGCGAGGCGCTAGAAGGAGTAGTGTACAGAGGATTTGTTTCAAACGAAGAGTTAAGGAAAGAACTTTCTAGCTTTGATATACTAGCCTACCCTTGCACATTTGAGGAAACTTCATGTATAGCTGTAATAGAGGCATTATCTGCCGGATTAAGAGTAGTAACATCAAATCTAGGAGCATTACCTGAAACAACTGAAGGTTGGGCTAGAATCTATCCTTATTTAGCAAATAAAAAGTTACATGCTTTACATTTTGCTGATATATTGGAGGAGGAGATAAACAAGATTAAAAGTGGAGAATTAGATTCACATCTAGAACTTCAAAAACAGGTATATGCACCCCGATGGAGCTGGGATCAAAGAATTAAAGAATGGATAAGCTATTTAAATACATTAACCCCAAAAGGGTAATAGATGTAGGAGCACACGTAGGGAACTTTACTAAACAAATCTACTACAAGTATCCAACTTGCGAAATTGTAATGGTAGAAGCCAACCCAAACTGTGAACAATATCTAAGACTTTTAGGTAAACCATATGACATGGTTGCTTTGTCCCACAAAGAAGGATATGGAGATTTATATATAGAAAAAATAAACCCAACTCCAACTGGTGCTTCTTTATATAAAGAAAACACAGAGTGGTATGGAGAAGGCAAATACGAAACTATAAAAGTACCTACCTCAACACTAGATGCTAAAAACTATTTCCCCAACCAATCTATAGATTTACTTAAATTAGATACTCAGGGAGCAGAATTAGACATATTAAACGGGGGACAAGAAACATTAAAACGTACACAGTATGCTTTAATAGAAACTTCACTAGCAGAATACAATCAAGGTGCTCCTATGATTGATAAAATAGTAGATAAAATGAACGAATGTGGATTTCATATAGTTGATATAATAGAGTATCATATTTATAATGGATTAATCTTCCAGATGGACATTTTATTTAAGAAAAACCAATATTTATAATAAACATTTAAACACAATAAAACTATGATCTTTGGTCAAATCAATCCTGTACTTAGCATGGTTAAACAGGATACCCTATTTAACCCAACTCCAGAATTTATCACTGGTTCTTACATGACTGCGGTTGCAAATCAATATGCTTTGGGAGCCCATCAAGTAAATTTCCGCGTAATGTACGGAGAATGTATCTTTGAAAACGGAAGCGTAGTAGATTTTAAAGTTATCCACGCAGACAATGTAGTACTTTCTGGTAGCGCTATTGAAACTTGGGGAACAGATGATTCTATTATTTTAGAAGCTATTGCCGCAGAGCAAGGAACTACTGTTGATGCTATTGTATCTGGCAGCATGAAGAACGGTATGTTCTAATATAATTTGTAAACTATTTATATAAAGTTATGCTTAAAAAAGTGTTTTATAATAGCTCTTTACCAAGAGCAGGTTCTACACTAATCCAAAATATACTAGGACAGAATCCAGACATCCATACAACCCCAACATCGGGGTTGTTTGAGATGATGACTACATGCCGAACATTGTTTTCAAATGGGATTGAGTTTAAAGCCCAAGATGTAAAACAAATGGAAGATGGTTTTAAAGGATTCTTGAAAGAAGGTATTTACGGATTTTACAACAACATCACAGACAAACCCTACGTTATAGATAAATCCAGGGGTTGGGGAATGGAACGCGACTTTATAAACGCGTACGACCCCAACCCCAAAATTATCTGTATGGTGCGAGATCTTAGAGCCATCTATGCTTCTTTAGAAAAGAAATACAGAAGTAACCCACTAGTAGAAACCAACATTGCAAATTGGGGGGATTTAACAGGAACTACTACAGACAAACGTATGCTAGTTTGGGCTAACAACCCACCAATAGGCCCTTCAATGGATAGGCTATACCAAACATTGGTAGCAGGTACTCACCAACATATTTTATTTGTTAAATTTGAAGAATTATGTATAGATCCAGAATCTCAAATGAAACGTATCTACGATTATCTAGAAATTCCATATTTCAAACACGACTTTGATAATATTGAACAGATAACCTATGAAGATGATAAATGGTATGGTATATTTGGGGATCATGTTATTAGAGGTAAATTAAAGCCTGTTAAAAACGATTTTTACGAGGTACTAGGATCAAATGCCTGTAAAATAATTGAAGATAATAATAGATGGTTTTTTAACGATTTCGGGTATCAAATATAAAAAAATGAATATAGGTTACAAGACAGAAACAGATTTGCTAAAAGAAGAAACACTAGCAGTTCTAGAAGACAAGTCCAACGACAGTACTAAGTATGTTGTATGGCACATTGAAGGAGGGTTAGGTAAAAATGTAGCAGCTACAGCTCTTATCTCTTCAATAAAACAAAAACATCCGGATAGAAAATTAATCCTTGTGGTATCGTACCCCGAAGTATTCCTAAACCATCCAGACATTCATAGGGTATATAGAGTGGGAGCAACATCTTATTTTTATGATGATTATATCAAAGATAAAGATACAGTTGTATATAAACACGAACCATACTTTCAATCTGATCATATAATGCGTAAAAAACATTTGATCGAAAACTGGTGCGATCTGTTAGGAATTAAATTCGAAAAACAATTGCCTATTTTATACCCAAATATGCTACAAAAGGATATGGCATACGGGTGGAAACGTGATAAACCTACTATGGTTTTGCATACTAATGGAGGTCCACTTACGCAAAACAATCTATATTCTTGGACCCGAGATATGCCATATGGTGTAGCCCAAGCTATTGCTGAAAAATACTCAAACAAATACCATATTATCCAAATAGGTAGAGATGAAAGACAAGCAGTACCTGGAGTAGAGTTTGTAAATGTTCAAATGACTAACCACGAGCTATTCAGCATGCTAGTTTTATCGGATAAACGTGTGTTAATCGATTCAAGCTTGCAACATGCGGCGGCCGCAATGCAATTAAAATCAACAGTATTGTGGGTTGGTACTACCCCTAAAAACTTTGGATATGAAATGCATTCAAATATTGTAGCTAATCCACCTAAGGGTAATGTAAAAATGATCGATTCCTATTTGTTCGATTACTCTTTTGATGGTATCTTCCATGAATGTCCTTATATGGATATGAATGAAATGTTTAATATTAACGATATCTTTAAATCAATAGATGCACAATGATAACAGTTTTGTTTGGTCAACCCCATTCCGGAAAGTCTACTTTAGCTAATGAGCTAAAAGGACACAATATAGACGGAGATAAATTAAGAGAATTATTTAAAAACAAAAACTTCACTCGTGAAGGTCGTATACAAAACCTAAACAGAGCCAGCGATATTGCCCACTACTTAAATAGTACAGGAACAGATGTGGTTTTGTCTTTGGTATACCCCTATAAAGAAGCAAGAGATTACTTAAGAAGTTTGACTAGCGAAGTAAAGTTCGTACATTTAACCTACGAGGTAGATAGAGGTAGAGAACAATATCACGTATCGGATTTTGAATATCCACAAGATGAAGATGTACTACATTTAAATACTGAATGGCTAGAAATAAACGATTGTATAAAACAAATTTTAGAATATGTGGGATAAAAAATTACACGTTAAATCATCATTGACCAAAAAACCAAATCAATGGTCTTTGTTTATAGGCAGATGGCAACCTTTACATGAAGGGCACAAACAATTGTTCCGCCAAGTAATAGATGAAGGTGGTAAAGTGTGTGTTGCCATTAGAGAAGTAGAAATAGATGATAAAAATCCATTTACCTCTCACGATATAATGCTTAATATTGCTAGAGAAATGCAAACCGAAATCCGAGCCGGCAAACTAAAAGTAATCACTATACCAGATATCTGTTCAGTTGAATTTGGTAGAGGAGTAGGATACGATATTATAGAACATATCCCACCACAAGAAATAGCTGAAATATCTGCTACTAAAATAAGAGAAGATTTACGTACAAATGGTAAGCTTTAAAAGACACATTGCAAAAACAATATCTTATAGAATAATAAGTACCAGTATTGGATTTGCTACAATGTGGGCAGTTACCGGTTCTATTAAAATGGGAGCCGCTTTTAGCATTGTAGAGCTACTTTGGAAACCCATTCAGTACTATATACACGAAAGAGTATGGTACAAATGGGTTAAATATGGAATAAAGAATGAATAACCTTATATATTTATAACCACACAAAATTAAATTACAAATTATCTATGCAAACCACAGAAAAAATTCAATTAACTCCTGAGGAGCTATCTAAACTACAAGAAGGAAACAATAAAGTAGCAGACATTGTAGCATCCTTAGGTCAAATTGAAATACAAATATCTCTTCTACAGAAAAACAAAGAGTCTTTATTGGCAGCTTTTTCCCAAACCCAACAGGATCAAAACCAATTAGGAGCAGAATTGACCCAAAAATATGGGGATGGTACAATAGACATGACTTCCGGAGAATTCACTAAGGCAGGATAGTTTTTTGAAAGAGTTTCTCATATTTATAACAAAACAATATAAAATAACTTAATAAAATGGCAGAAACTCTATTATCTCCCGGTGTATTAGCAAGAGAGAACGATCAATCTTTTATACAAGGTCAGCCACTTGAAAGAGGAGCAGCTATAATTGGACCCACTACAAAAGGACCAGTTGAAACCCCAACACTAGTAGGTTCATTTAGTGAATTTACTAATATTTTTGGTGGAGCTGTTCAAAGTGGATCTAACGTATATTCTTACCTTACTTCAATTGCAGCTAACAACTACTTCCAAAATGGTGGTACTTCTTTACTAGTAACTAGAGTAGTCACTGGTTCTTTCACCTCCGCAACTAGCTCATTGATGCCAACAGGATCAGGTGGCCCAACTACTGGTTTATCTCCATTTGTACTTGAAACAATTTCTGAAGGTATTATTATGAATAGTACTAGTACTGAAATTTTAGGTTCTTTACCTTCAGGTTCAAGCGATAACATTAGATGGGAAATTCCAACTGTTAACACTGCTTCTGGGACATTTGCATTGTTGATTAGAAGAGGAGATGACAATAACGTACAAAAAGTAGTACTAGAATCTTACAACAACTTATCACTAGATCCATACTCTTCTAACTATATTTCTAAAGTAATAGGTGATGTAAATTTCAATTTAGTTAATGATGGTAATGATTTTTTCATTCAACAAACTGGTTCTTATTCTAACATTTCTAAATATGTAAGAGTAAGACAAGTAAACTTTAATACTCCAAAATACTTTGACAATAACGGTATTGCTAAAGTAGCCTTTACAGGATCTTTACCAGCTGTAAGTTCAGGTTCATTTGGTTCTGCTGTTGGATCTAATATCCCTATAGGTAGAGCAGCTAACTTCTATAATAATATTAACGCTGTAGATAGCCAAGGACTAACAGGTGGTAACTATACAAATGCAATCGCATTGTTATCAAATGAAGATGAATACAAATACAATGTAATATCTATTCCTGGTCTATTAGCTTCTACTCACGCTACTCAAACCACAGCCTTAGTAAATAATACAATTAAAAGAGGTGATTCTATTGCAATTATAGACTTAGTAGGATATAACTCACAAATAAATGCAGTAATAAACCAAGCATCTGGATTTGATTCTAGCTATGCTGCTGCATACTGGCCTTGGTTGCAAACTATCGACCCTAATACAGGTGAGGCAGTTTGGGTACCAGCTTCAACAATGATCCCAGGTGTATATGCATTTACTGATGCTTCAAGTGATCCATGGTTTGCCCCCGCAGGTATTACTCGTGGCGCATTAGGCCAAGTAATTAGAGCTGAAAGAAAATTAACCGCTGGAAATAGAGATGATATATATGAAGCAAATGTTAACCCAATTGCTACATTCCCTGGAAGTGGAGTAACAGTATTTGGCCAGAAAACACTTCAGAAACGTGCTTCTGCACTTGATAGAGTAAACGTGAGAAGATTGTTGATTGCTCTTAAGGGCTTCATCGGCCAAGTAGCAGAAGGATTGGTATTTGAACAAAATACAGCCGCTACTAGAAATAACTTCTTAAGCCAAGTAAATCCATACTTAGAATCTGTACAACAAAGACAAGGTTTATATGCTTTCAAAGTAGTAATGGATGAAACTAACAACACACCTGATGTAGTAGATAGAAACGAGCTAGTAGGTCAAATCTTCCTACAACCAACTCGTACTGCTGAATTCATTGTGTTGGATTTCAACGTGTTGCCAACTGGTGCAGTTTTCCCTGCATAAGGAGTTAGAATTTAGATATTTATAATAAAATAAAGCACATATAAAATGGCAGTATTAGATCCAAACGAAATATTCTTCACAGCTTTTGAACCAAAGCAGGCGAATAGATTTATAATGTATATAGATGGAATCCCCTCCTATACCGTAAAAGGTATGGGAGCGGTAACATTAACTCAAGGAACAGTAGCTCTTAACCATATTAACGTTCAACGTTTTGTTAAAGGCAAAACTACTTGGGGACCAATCCAATTTACCCTATTTGATCCAATCACTCCTTCCGGTGCACAAGCG